ATTATTCATTGGTGCAAGTGTATTTGCAGGCATACTTGTAAGTACAGGCGTATTCATAGGAGAAGTTGTATTGTTTGTCTCTGGACTGCTGGTCATAGGGCTGCTTGTCATGGGGCTGCTTGTCATGGGGCTACTTGTCATGGGGCTACTTGTCATCGGACTACTTGTCATAGGACTGCTGGTCATAGGACTGCTGGTCATTGGCATAGTGGTCATTGGCATAGTGGTCATAGGACTGCTGGTCATGGGCATACTTGTTGAAGGGCTGCTTGTCATGGGTCTCGTTGTCATGGGACTACTCGTCATAGGTCTCGTTGTCATGGGACTACTTGTTGAAGGGCTACTCGTCATAGGTCTCGTTGTCATGGGACTACTTGTTGCGGGTCTGCTGGTAGATGGGCTGCTTGTTATTAATCCTTCTTTAGCTTTTATGAAAAAAGGTAAAGTAAAACAAATAACCAATAAAAAAATTAATGGAAAGATACAAGGCTTCATTGTATAGTATATATTATTATTTTCTTTAGAGGTCTCAAATTCTTTATTTTTTTTGTAACAACTCAATAATTCGTAGCTGTGATTCTAAAATGCTTTCTAGGATACGACGATGTAATTTAATCTCTTCATTTGATGTATGGATAGGTTCTTTATCTATCTCTTGTTTCTTTTCAACGACATGTTGAAATAAAGGTTCTTGTAACACACCTCCAATTTTATGGTCTTCTTTAAAAAATTCGTGTATTTCATTTTGTCTTTGTTCAGATTTTAGTTTTAGAATTTCTTCTAAATCTTCAATAGGCGTATCCTTCTCTTTAGAAAATTCAATCTTCTCTGGCGTCTTTGCTTGATATTGCCCTTTATATTCGTCATTCAATTCTTCAAATGATTTTTGTGGAATGTATTGTCCAATCATTTTACCAAGTTGAAGCTTAAACTCTTTTAGTAAAAGTTGGTTAGCCATAGCAATGTCAAGTCCTTCGTTGTTAAATTGATTAATCGTCAATTCAAATAACCCTTGTACTTGATATTGCATACCAGGAGGAACTTTATCAAAAATGCCTTGTTCTACGCAACTCTTCCATAATGCAGCTTTATTTTGTGGAGTATTCATTTCATATTTATTTCAAAAGTATTTAAATATTAATCCTCGCTATTAAAATAGATTTGTCTAAACTTGAATACTTCTTCATCTGATATAATTTTTTTATTGAAATAGGTGGGTGATTTTCCATTTAACATGGATATAATAAAATACAATACATACATACCACATTCTGTATTTCCTTTTTGATGTTGTATGGTTTGATTGTTCATTTCTTTTAATTTGGTTTGTTCTTTGATTCGCTTCATTAAAATATTCACTTCTTCTGGAATTTTATTATTAGCAGAATCAAAATAATAAATAAATTTTCTTTTTAAATCTATGTATAAAGTCACCCAATGAAATCCTTTACCTGTATGTTTGTCTAAATTTAGAGGAATCGCTATTTTTGTAATCTTTTTTTTTGTATATTCGGCTACATTAAACTTACAAATGGCTTCTGTGACACATTTTTCATTTATTTTTATATCAAAGTCAATGGGCGAAGGTTCTATAAACGCAAAATCTTTATGGGTTTCTTCGTATTGTTTCAATACATTCGTAATGTCATAATTACTTAACCATTCTTTTTTGTTTTTTTTCCATGATTTTGGTTGAAGTGCTGCAAAAGTGTTCTTCAACATTACGTTCTTTTTTTCATAATTGTCCACTATTTTTAGCCAACATAATTCATTTTTACAATCTTCTTGATAGTCTTTTAGTTTTTGATAAATCGTATCTGGTTGTTTCGTTGTTATTTTTTTGGATGGATTTTTTCGGTTCCATTCATCCCGTAAGTAGAAAATGTCGGATTTATCAAAACACGTTTTATTTTTACGTGATTTACGCGGATGACATCGGGCTTTATAGGTCCTCATATATTTGTTTTATATTTTTTTCACTTTTGAAAATAACTCTAGGATAGATTTTGATTTTGGTTTTACAATCAATGTTTTGTCATCTTCTCTATAAGGAGGAACAATAGGTTCACCTAATTCGTAATGATTTATATGTATGATTTCATGCATATGACTTAAGTAAGTTTCAAATGGTTCCTTGAATTTTTCATAGTGTTGATACTGTTTAAATGCATCTGGTTTTATCATTTCTTTTGTAATTAAACAAATGTCTTTTTTATCTTTTTCATTTAAAATCGTCGTGGAATGTTTACATACTGTTCTATGATACATGTATATGTAATCGTTTATTTTTTTATGTTTAGTCTTGTCATATTACAAAATGCAAAAGGTTCTAATTGTTTAGGAGGCTTTCGTGATACGATTTCTTGAATAGAGGTAACCTCTTTTACTTTTGATGCACCTGGAGAACTGTATAAACTACTGGTTAGCTCAGGTATATAGACAGATTGACTTGATTTTTGAAGAGCCATAAATTGAGAACGTAGACTTGACTCTACGTCTATTGAATTCATAAAATATTCTATAGGTGCTCTTTGTCCAGGATTAAAAACGTCACATGAATATTCTTGATATTGTTTTAGGGGCTCTTTGGGTTCTATAGGAATGTCTGTAGATTTAAACCATGAATATTTAGTGGAACACGGGCGAAAATCATACAGCGGTTTTAAAGAAGTAGACGGAATGACTCTTTTTTCTAAACGATGGTTTAACTCATCTTCGTAATCCATTAATATAACAAAGAGATAATTCTATCATACAATTTCTATTTAAAGTATATATTCTATAATGGTGTATGTGTGGAATAACTGTTTTTTTTGGCGACCATACCATAGCCACCCTTGATACTTATTTCAAACGGGGGTCTAAACGGGGACCAGAGCATTATACGTATGAATGCAATCATGATGTACATATGGGATTTCATCGCCTTGCCATTAACGGCTTAAATGATAAATCTTCTCAACCATTACATTATAAAAATTATGTAATGGTATGTAATGGCGAGATTTATAATTATAAAGAACTGATTGAACGATATAAGTTTACCATGGAAACCCAAAGTGATTGCGAAGTCATTTTGAGGCTCTATGATTTGTTGAAAGAGAAATGTATAGACGAATTGGATGGTGAATTCGCATTTGTCATCCACGATTTATCTTACAATAACATTTTTGCAGCACGAGACCCGTATGGTGTACGTCCACTGTATATCAACGAAGTACAACAAGCCTTTTGTCTTTCATCCGATTTGTCTCCGATGAAATTTTTACCTATGATGGATGTAAAACAATTTCCTCCTGGTCATTATTCTGTATTTCGTAAGAATTTTTGGGGATATACCGAAGAAACGTTTCGTTATCATACCCTAGGATGTCCGATAGTTTCTAGTCGTGCTCCTCTCATTCATCCATGTGTCCCTGCTATATTGAGTTCAATGGGAGAAACGTCCCCGCTCTGGTTCGTGTATGCTTCTTTGGTGGAAGCGGTACGTAAACGAGTTTTGAATACAGAAAGGCCTGTTGCCTGCTTATTGTCTGGAGGACTAGATAGTAGTCTTGTTGCTGCAATGGCTTCTAGAATCTGTCTAGAAGAAGGAAAACAACTAGAAACCTATAGTATAGGTCTACCAGGTTCGGAGGATTTAAAGTTCTCCTCTAAAGTTGCTCTCCATATTGGAAGTAAACATACTCAGTTGATTTGTAGCGAAGATGAATTTTTTGATTCTATTCCAAGTGTTATCCGAGACATTGAGAGTTATGATACTACAACAGTTCGTGCAAGCGTGGGTAACTGGAATATAGGAAAGTACATTAAAGAACATAGTGAAGCAAAGGTTGTTCTTAATGGTGATGGAGCAGACGAATTAATGGGGGGATATCTTTATTTTCATGCTTGTCCAGACGAAGAACAGTTTGATAAAGAATGTCACCGTTTATTGAAAGATATTTCCAGATTTGACGTCCTTCGTAGTGACAAATCTATTGCATCGCATGGCCTAGAACCTAGAACCCCTTATTTAGACAAGAATTTTGTAGATGCTTATATGGCATTACCTATAAGCGTTCGTTATCACAAAGGACATATAGAAAAATATGTCATTCGTTCTATCATTGAATGGATGGACCCTACTCTTTTACCTCATGAAATTTTATATCGGAAGAAAGAAGCCTTTAGTGATGGAGTAAGTAGTCTGGAAAAATCATGGTATCAGACGATTCAAGAGCGGATACCTAAATCATCCGTATCTTCCCAATATGAATTTAATGTACCTAGTACAGAGGAGCAACGATATTATCGTGACCTATTTTGTCATTATCATAAAGACTGTGACCATTTGATTCCATACTATTGGATGCCTCGGTTCGTAACAGCAACCGATGCTAGTGCAAGAACGTTACTTCAATATAAAGATGCGAATGTTTTGACTAAGTAATCGGCTTATTTGTATTTGGTTGTTTTTATTAAGACATCTTTTTTTAAAGATATACTTTGGTATTTCTTTATGGATACGTTCTGTCATTACATCATGTTTAATGATATGGACATATCCTTCACATTTTATAGAACAGATGTTTTCGTTGTTCATAAGAGGATGAATCTTATCGTCTACAAAGCATAGGATAGAACTGTCCGTCAGAAGACCTTGACAAATATACAAAAGGTCCTGATAGTCTTTCTGTTTTTTTTTTCTGAGAGGGTGAGACAAGGTAATGACCTCGTCGAATAAAATAAACCCTATGGTTTCGTGTATATAATGAATGACCGTTTTTACAAACAAATCATTATTATTATTACTATAGAGTAAAATACTTTTTATTTTTCCGTTTTTTTTATAAGGAATCAAAGACTTTAGAAAATCTATCCATAAAGGCCGAAAACATTCTGGAAAAAAAGATAATAATTCATGACAAGTATAATCACTGTAATGCATGATATGAATGATTTGCTCAAAAAATCCCAAGGTGTGGTCTAAATCAAAAATAATATTTTTATCTGTCATAAAAATTTTAACACTATAGTATAATTATATTTTTATGCTAAGTCTAAAGGATTGTAGAGATATATTACATTATTATCATGTTCCTCCCCCATCTACTCTTAGGGAATTGAAAGAAACATCTATCCGCCTCTTTCAATCTAGAATATGTAAATGTAATTTACCGTTTTTTTATCTTTTTAAGAGACAATCCAAAAATTTTAGAATGACTCGTAAACAGAAGTTAGCTTTTTATCTGGTCTAGAATTTGTATCAATAACTTTTCCTGGTTTGTATTTTTTTGAAAGAGAATACTTTCGTTAAGCTTTATATTAAAAAACCGATTTCTATTTTTCAGTAACAACACAATCTGCTCTTGACTCATCTTAATATCCGCCAAAAATCCTCCGCTACCTAATTGAATGGTCTCTGCTGTTAAGCGAAAAAAACGCAGGTAACTACCCATTCTAAGCTCGTCTACTTCATCTACATAACGATATTCGCGTAATATTTTTTGATAATGTTTCAATTCATCTTTTTCCTGAACAACCTTTTGTAAGATGTGCTTTTTTCGTTCGTGTATTGTGATAGAATCTGTAATATGATATTGTTTAATTTCATCAATCACTTTATCCATTTCATTCTCCATATAGGAATAGGTGCTATTTTCTATTTAATTGAAATTTACAAACGAACAACCCATCTCGTTAGATGCAACAGGTTCATTACTGATTCCATAATTCATATTCATATCAGGTACTTCTCTAGATTCTTGTGATGTATTGACGGGGTTTTGAGGCATAGGTAACATGGGCATCATAGGCATATCTTGAGATGGTTGAGAGGACTGTTTCTGTCTGGTTTTTTTTGGTTTTTTTTTGGTATCTTCTTCTTCATCGCACATACCTTCGTGACGGAGTCCAATGAGGGTTAATCCTCTATCTAATAAAATGGACATTTTTTCAGATAATGTGCTTTTCATACATAGTAACAAAAAAAGGACAGGTAATACCATTTGAATTAAATTTATTTTTTCATAAGGACTTTTACTATATGTGGGTATATAGAGCACAATCTTGTGAATTATCCAAAATACCACAAAAATAAGAAACAGTTGAATGATTACCTCCGTGGTAATTTCAATAGAGGATTTAGACATATTTTCTGGAGGAATATAGTCCTTCATGAACTTTAGGAACAGAATTAAGGGAATAGTCACCAGAAGAATATATTGAAACACATTCATTAATTCATTTTTTTCTACAGGCGTAATTGTTGTTAAATAGCCTATGAAGGATTCTGATTTACCTCCTCCTGTCATTAGATTTTCTTCTTGTAAATCCATAATATAAATACGAAAGAAATTAAATCCGTAAATAACTTAAAACAAAACTGTTTGAAGATAATATAATGAGTGGAGCATCCGCTTTAGCTGCTGCTAAAAGAAGAAGAGCTGTGCCAACAGAGTCTACACGACCGACTTCTTCGCCCAGAGCAAATGTACCACCAGTACCCGTACAGGTACAAGCCCCTGTTGCTGCACAAAATCCACTATCCCTCTTGTTACAACATGAACAAAAATTAAATGATTTAGAGAAAAATATGGTTCAGTTGAATCTGTCGGATAAAAAATCGGAAATATTGACACCTGATACTTTGTCTTATTTCAAAACTCAGCATGAAATGATGTCTCATGAAGTGCAGGAATTAAAAAAAATAATTATGAAAGTACAAACCTTTTCCATGGAGACAAATCTAGATGTATTAAAACTAAAGAAAACGATAAAAGTTATAGATTCAAATGATACGATAGAAAATGTAGCTGTATAATATGGTATGCTCGTTTGTTGAACCAGAAAAAATAAAGGAATGGATAGAAATTTGTAAACTCGTGAAAACTTTAGACAAAATGGTTTGTTTCAAGTTTACACCTACTGAATTGACGGTTCAGATGATTCACCCTTCTAAACAGTGTCTATTAGATATGACTTTTCCAAAAGAATGGTTTCATAACTACGAATGGAAAGAGAGTTCATTTTATATTTCTACAAAATCATTGTATACAATCTTTTCAATCTATTCAGGAGAAAATATGATTTCTATGGAATCCGAACATAAATTTATGAACATTAAATTTTTCCATGAACATCACACGAAGAATTTTTCTATTCCGTTAAATATATACACGAATAAAGCGATTTCTATTGAACAAAAAAAAGGTGTACAAATTTGCATGGATTCAGTATATTTAAATTCTCTATGCGAAGAACTGTATAAATTTGGAGATTCGCTACAGTTAAATATTAAGAATGATTTTTTTCATATGATTTCATATGCAAACGAAAAAATGGTCATAGAAATCAATCCGAGCAAAGTAGATATAATAAATACAGGTGAATATGAACAATCTTATCCACTGATTTATCTATTGTTATTTTTAAATTTTTCAGTCTTATACCCCAAGGTTATTATAAATATGCATAAAATTCTTCAAGTTTCTATAGAAAAAGGATACACCTTGAACTTTTTTGTATCACATTGCTAATCGTATATTTTTACGATTAAAAAAAGAAATACAATTTAATGTTTACCCTTTTTCTTACATTTATTATTCTAGCTTTGTATGCCCATCTTTATTTGCATTTTATAGTCAATCCAAATAACGATTGTACAATCGTAGAAGATATAACCAAAGAAGAAATTACCAACCAGGTATACGTAAAACAACCTTTTATATTTAATGCTTCACATCTACGAGACATTCAATTACAAGATAAATTACAAGATAAACTTACAGAACCTTATGGAGATGTTTATGCTATATCTTATGTAGCAGTTCCTTTATTAGAACCTTATGTTAGATGTTTTAAAAAACAATCTGTCGTCCACTTCAATAAGAAAAAAAAATGGCTGCATGTGAATAATTCGTGTAGGACTTTTTATAGGTGTCATAAAGGAGATTTTCAAGTATGTTGTATTCATCCAAACTATAAACACCTTATATCTAGTCATTCTGCTTTAAAGGATAATCCCGATTTTATAAGACTCACTTTACAAGAAGATAGTATGCTGTTTTTACCTCCTTATTGGTATGTACAAATCACTCCTTTGAAAAAAGATAGTATGATAGATAAAATACAGTATTTTACACCGCTAAATAAAGTAGCCAATGCAATAAGTAAGATACTCAGATAAATAGACGGTATACTTTGTATAGATGTTCAATGAACGTAGTCCTTTTTATTTAATAGGAACTGTGTTTTTATTTACAACGATTGTTTTAAGTCTTGTGTCCACCTTTCACATCCAAAACAATGGTGCTGATTTTTTTCCAAAAGGAGGCTATTATCATGGTAAATATATCATGGACGGAACCTTTGTAGATAAATTGTGTTGGTATTTCTCTCAACTAACCCATCATACTATATTTCTATTGTTTACCTATTTTTTCATGGCGCTCATTCATATACGTTCTGTGAAGTTTTTTAAGATAATTGCACCCTTAGCGTTAACCATAAGCGTGCTATATTTTTATTTTTTATATCCAAAACAATCTTTAAAGATACATCAGCTATCCTTTTCTAGTTTTTTCTCTCATTTTATGATTATTTTTCTTGTTTTCGGAGAACTTATCTATATCAAAGAGTATACGTTTCAAGAGACGACGAACTGTCTCGTCTTTATTATTACCGCTCTCTTATGTGTCTATATTAATTATTGTTTACGTGGGGTATGGAGTTATAACATGATAAGACTAGACTGTTTTTCTGGATGGAAGCTTGTATCCGTTGCAGTAATCATGATGTATCTTTTTAGTCTTATGTTTTACTTGTTTAAATACGATGGTAATAGTAGAGTTTCTTGGAAGGATTCTGGGTATTTTATGACGTGTATGATACAGCTTTTGTTTGCATTAGGATTTACTTCTATTTATAAATAATGTTGTATATATTAATGAAAACATTAAAATACAAGAATTTGACAAAAAAAAATCGTGAAAATTATTCCACTGGAAATGGTGTAGAAGAGTCAAAAGAGTCAGAGCCGCCGCCTACAAGAGTGATATCGGCGAGACAATTACAAGTGGAAGAAAATCGTCATTTGGCGAATGAATTACAACGTAAATATGATGAAGAATTAGACTTGAATCATAAGTCGGTAAAGAGTTTACAGGTTTCAAAAAATAGTAATTTGGCGAGACAATTACATGATGAAGAAAACACAGCTTCAAATCGTGCCATTGCAGAGGCGTTGAGTGAATCTCCAAAACGAAACAAATCATTTACACAAAAAAATCATACTAGAAATAGAAACACTAGAAATAGACATACTAGACATAGTAGACCTACTAGTTGGTTTCGTTGGTTTGTTTGGCCATCTTGGTTAACGTTTAGATTTTTTAGATAAAATTGAATATTTTAAAAAAAATGTCCATCTTTATAAAAATGGACAAACTTATGACAGTAAACGTATATCGTCCAGAGTATAATCCCGAGACAAAACAATACGAGGACGTGAATCCCATTCCTCCTCGTGCAAAAGGATTTCATTTTAGATGTACATGCAGTCATGTACATAAAACATTTACAAAATGTTCTGAATTTACATCACATTTTAAGAGTAAAACACATCGCGATTATGTTACAAATTATGAAATGAATACAAAAGATGTAACGGATGCAAACGAACGCATCAAACAGCTTCAAGTTAAACTGGAGCGAAAGCATCAACACGTCATTCGTTTAGAACGTGAATTACAAGAATACAAGAAGCCTGTATATAACTATCAATATGAATTAGACTAAGAGTAAAATGCATATCAAAGTAATATAAAAAAAGAATTAGACTAAAGATAGATGGCACAGGTATTAGAGAATCTTCTTCATTCTTCTACACCCATTAAGGTTGAAAAGAATCATATTTATTTTTATGCTGAAGTAGACCGCGACACGGTTCGTGAGCTGATTGAAGGATTGCGTTCCGCTGAAGAATTTTGTCTCAAGACAAAACGCCAGATGAACCTGAAAAAGGTACCTATTTATTTGCATATCAATTCTTATGGAGGATGTATTTTTTCTGCTTTGAATGCCATTGATTATATTGAGGCATGTAATGTACCTGTCTATACAATTATTGAAGGTTCTACTGCATCTGCAGGAACACTCATTAGTGTGTGTGGAAAAAAACGATTCATCCGACCGAACGCACATATGTTAATTCATCAGCTTTCTTCAGAATGCTGGGGAAAGATGAGTGAGATTGAAGACGAGGTTGCAAATCTAAAAGCCATTATGGTAAAGTTAAAGAATATTTACAAGGAACACACTACGATTCCAAAGAATGAATTGAAACGCCTTTTAAAACACGACCTTTGGTTAAATTCTGACCAATGCTTGGAATATGGACTGGTAGACGAACTATGGAATAATTGATTGAAATAAATGTATCTATGATTAGGTAAAATGGAATCCATTCCATGTGTACTAGATACTCGCCAGACCTTTGGAAAATGCAAACATAAATTCTTATATCGTTGTTACCCAGATGATAAGTCCGACCCTATTTTGGTTCCTTTTGAAATACCTCACCAATTTCAAAAGAAACGTTATGCTTATTATGTATTAGTGTCAGATGGAAAACTTATACATAACATCGGCGAGGTACATGTTCCTGCTCATTATTATGAATACTTGTTGTATTGTAAAAAACTACATCTTTCACAACGAAGTTTTAATCAAATAGTATTGTCTAAAATACCCTCTTATAGCTTAGACAAGTTACCTTTTCGTGATTCTAAAGTATTTACCATAGATGGTGAAACTAGTATTGATTTAGACGATGGATTCAGTATAGATAGTGAAAAGGTATCTGTCTATATTTCATTCGTACCCTATGTGTTAAACCAGTTGAATTTGTGGGAACACATGACAACTCGTGTTAGTACCATCTATTTACCAGACAAAAGACATCCGATGTTACCTGGGTTTCTATCTACATTGTGTTCCCTGAATGAGGGTACATTCCGTGCTTGTTTGGTATTAGACCTTTTCCATGATGGTTCAACGAAATGGTCTGTGTCTTCGGTCAAGATTCATAAAAATTATACTTACGAAAGTGTACAGGGGTCCGACTACAAAGCCTTATTGCAAAAAAGTGGAACTACGAACAGTCATGACTTAGTCCATCATTACATGACTCAATACAATACATTGGCAGCCTCTATTTTGTCAAAAGGCATCTATTTGAATATTCATACACCAGAAACGTTACCTGCAGAATGGTTACCTGTCTATTTCAACCAGTATTCCTATTATGACATAAAAGGTACGTATACTCAAATGACTTCACCTATTCGTAGGTTGGTAGATATACTAAACATGATGCAGCTCACGAGGCAGTTAGAGCTATGCGAGTACAAGGATAATGGATTTTATGACAAGTGGTATTCTCAAATAGACATTCTCAATACAAGTTATCGCACCATTCGCAAGGCTCAGAATACAGCAAAGTTATTGGATTTGTTTGAAAAAAATAATCATCAAGTATTTGAAGGTATCGTATGGGACCAAAAAGTCTATTTGAAAGAGGTTGGTGTAATGATTCCTTATAAAAATGAATTGAAAGAGTACAGTGCACATCTCTTTAAGATTTATGTATTCCATGATGAAGCTCATCTAAAACGAAAGATTCGCGTATTCAAAATAGTAGAATGATGGATAAATTATTTTTTGTTTTAATTTCTATAGATAGAATGTATAATGAGTTTTTTTCCGTCACACTCTGGGTTTGATTGGGGGTACGGACATGGTTACGGACATGGAGAGGGCAATATTGTCAACAACTTAGTCGTTCGTGTAGACGAAGGAAGAGGTCATAGATATTACGACGACGAGCCTTATTGGTGTGGTCATCGTAGACGTCGTTGGAGACGTAGCAGAGATAGTGACTCTAGCCGAAGCAGCCGCTCAAGCTCCAGCAGTGGAAGCCGCCGAAGCTAAAGATACAAAGAGTCATGGGTACAAATAAATTTCATCAGTTTATCGGTACCTTCACGTAATTTTTCACGAAAATCTAATCGTTCTATTCGGTCCAACTCTTTCGCCACATTTACCATCTTGAGACAACATTTTATAAAATCACCTACAAAGATTCCTTTTTTACTTTTGACTTCATGTAACATGGCCAGACTACTTGGTTCATCCGTGCAATTCATCCATTTCTGAATAAATTCCATCATATCATACTGAATCACGTCTTGTCCAGAAGCAGACAAATCGTGATTCCATTCTTCTTGGGTATAATAATTCATTCTTTCTTGGATAAAAAGACATTCTTCTTTTAGAAAAATCGGAGACAAAATTTTAAGATTTTCTTTTACTTTTATTTCAGAAAAGCAACTTAGTAGGGTAAAAAAATCTATGGTAGAGTATTCTTTGAAAAAATCATATTTTACGAGGAGTTCGGTAAAGACGAGAGGATGAACCTCGTGTAAATTTTCAGAAATCTCCTTTTTTGGTGATTCTTTGAAGCCATTTTTTGAAAGGATATCCTCTAAGACACGGAGTTGTCTATCAATATAGTTACTGGCGTATTCTTTGCGGCTTGTCTCCACGTTGATTTTGTTGAGACACAATAAACTCTTGTCGTATTTTTCAACTTCCTGAAACAGTTCAGGATTCTCGTATTGTTTCATTTTCAGTGTGATTTCATTTATTTTTTTTTTATTTGTAAACGGTATACTTTTGCAATTTCTCAATTCTACATACTCACGAATCATATTCATGTCATAGACTAAACTGTCTAGCTCTTCTGTTAGGGTATGAATGACTTCATCCGCTGAATGAATCTGATGTTCAATATCTGTCATCATCAAACTTTTTTTTACGTAATCATGATTTACGGATTGAAGAATTAAAGAGTATCCTATTTTGAATTTAGACTTTAGTACTTTTGGAGGAGAATGTAACAATTGTTTCATAGACGCATAATCTAGAGGTTCATAAAGATTTGTCAGAAGAATCACGTGTCCAACCGTGTCTATATTTCTTCTACCTGCCCGACCTGACATTTGAATAAATTCATGAGGATACAATGTACGCAAGGAATTACCGTCATGTTTATAGATACTCGTAAAACATACCGTCTTGGTGGGCATATTTAGACCAATCGCAAATGTTTCTGTTGCAAAGAGTAGCTTGATATATTTTTGGTCATAAAGAATCTCAATCATTTCACGAAACACTGGGAGCATACCCGCATGATGTACTCCTATACCTTTACGAAGTAAATCCAAATAAAAAGAATATTCGGGCAATGCAATATATTCTTTCCAATTCTTCAATCTTGACACAAGAAGTTGTCTACATACAGGTTCAATTTCATAATCTTTTTCACCTTCTTCAAACAAAGGCGTCGTAATATCTCTTGCCAATTCTTCTACTTGTCTCCGTGAGAAAACAAAACAGAGACAAGGAAATAATTCTTTTTGTCGGAGCTGATTGCATAATTGATTGAGTACTTGTTTACGATGAGTGGGTTCTTTCAGCAATTTTAAACATTTTTTATTTTGAACCATAGAATTATCATTGATTAAGTCTATGACATTCTGCTTGGATTCAAGAAGCCGTTTCAATGCAGGGTCTTTTGTTTGTTCCAAAATTTTAGGATTGGCAGTAAAGAATTGAGAATAGATAAGAGGAACTACACGCTTGTCCGTAGAACAAATAACCACTTTTCTTTCTTTGATACGCTCAATCCAAGAAGCAAACTGTTCTTTTTTTCCAATCGTAGCAGACAACATGACCATTTGAATAGATTGGGGTAATAGAATAATACTTTTTTCCCATACAGTGCCTCTATCTTCATCGTCTAAATAATGAACTTCATCAAAAATAACACATCCTACATTATCCATGCTAAAGTCAAGATGACTTGCTGTAGGATGGATAAGCTTGTTTTGTAAGATTTCGGTTGTCATAATCAATACATCTGCAGATGGATTATGTTTGTTATCTCCTGTAAAAATACCTACTTGTAAATGAGAAAATTTCTTGGTAAATTCATGAAATTTTTGATTACTCAAGGCTTTAATGGGAGCCGTATAGATAACACTTTTTCCTTGACTTGTGAAATGTTCAATCGCTCTTTCCGCAGGCAATGTTTTTCCAGACCCTGTGTGCGCCGTGATGAGTACATGATATCCGTTTTGGATAGCATGTATCGCTTCATTTTGAAAATCGCTTAGAATCATCTATACTACTTTAAGGATAATCTTTAAATGTTAATAGGTGAAAAATATCAAGTGCTAAAAGAGCTTACCAAGACAACATTGTCAACCGTATATGAGTGTGAACATATTATCAAAAAAGAAAAGGTTGTCATTAAGATTGAAAAACAGAAACGTCTCTTACAGAAAGAAGCTAAATTATATCTGTACTTAAAATCCTCTAAATCTAGAGTTCATATTCCTCAGTTGAAAGGAATGGGAACCCATGAAGATTCTGCTTATTTAGTATTGTCTCAACTGAAAGAAAGTTTATTGACCTATACAGGGAAGATTACATATCTAACCTTTTTAACAGAAATCTATTTTTTACACGAGGTTCATATTGTACACCGAGACATCAAACCTCAAAATTTTTTAGTTGGATTTAACGATGACCTATACGTGATTGATTTTGGTCTTGCATGTGTTCAAACAAACGAACCTGTAAAATCTTTTCTTGGCAATAAACGATATGCCAGTTTTATTTGCTTTGAACAAGAATATATTTATCAATACAAAGATGATGTATTGTCTCTTATTTATATGTTGTTAGACTTGACCTTTGGTTATTTGCCATGGGATAAAGAAGATAAACCTCGTAAAGAGTACAATTTGAGAGATTATTATCCTTCTCATATTCTTTTGGACTTATACGATATTTGTCTCAGTGACTTTTCTTATCATCGTTTATTCCAACTTCTAAGTGGCGGAGTAGATGGTGGTGAGACGTAACGTAAAGGAGAAATCACCATAATTTAAATCTACCAATCTTGAAAACTCATCCACCAGTTTGATTTGTATTTTAGTAATATTAACTGGTCCAAAATAATAGCGAGGTTCAGCATAGACGCCGTAATCGTTTTGTGCAAGAATACTAAAGGCTGGTCCTTTAATAGAGATACGAGCCATGATATTGTCAGGTAATAATCCATATTTAGAGGTGCTGATAAAGTTCACATTGTTACTTTTATTAAAGTCATTTACAACCAAAAAAAGATAACGCGGGCCCAATACATTTAGAATAGATTCACTCACATGATAAAGAACCGACCCATTCACTTTTCCATAGAATCCTTCTCTAAAGCCAAACATCCACCCTAATCTTTGCTCCAAAGGAATAATACTCTTGTTGTAATAGAGAGCTTTAAGTGTAGGGTCTAAAATACGGGTAGATTTTGTAAAATTAGGTATTTCAGGTGCCTCAAAATTCAGTTCAACCTTTACAATTTCCTGTGTAATATTTAAAGATATATCACTCGTCGTGAAGATACCGAAAGATACTTTGCCTGTACCATTTCCAACTCCACCCAAGTTATTGTAATTTAAATCAAACGACATGGAAAGTGGCAACGTGTCAAATAAATACCCTTCAATGTCGCTAGTACTTGTAGTTTTAAAAATGGAATTGATATAGGTAACCAAATTATCAAAATAATAGTTTCCTCCTTTTAACCACATATAATAAATGTTTGGTGTACTTGTCTCTATTTGAGCTTGAGTATAAGTAGCATACCAAAAATAATTATTTAACTTGGATTCTGTAATAGGATAAAAAGTAGAGGGTAATTCCAAATCACATAATTTTACTTCAATGACATTATTTATGGTATAAGGCAAGTCTATTAAATAATCCGTAGAGGAGGTTGTAGAATAGTTTTTACGAAACCTACTATCTATGTTCAATAACTTTGACACGGTTTTACGATTGATAGGATTACCCGAGCCTCCGTTACCATCATACAACGAATCTGTTCCAGTCTGTTTTGTCTTTGCAAGCGGGTTATAAGACTTGTCGTAGGTCATTAACATTTGTTGGGTAGAGGTTAATACGCCATCTGCTTTATTTCCCAATAATTCTACTTTTACTGTTTTAAAAAAATCTGCAATCCCTGGACGATTTGCCTTTGTAAATTGGTCTATATATTTATCCGTTCTTTGTGTGATAAGGTTTTTAACGGTCACCAAATCACTCGTATCTGTGATTTTAATATCAAGCATAGAAAATAATTCTTCTATTTTATAAGTAGAGATATCTGTATTGAATTTTAACTCATCCATATATATAATTGTATAATCCTTTTTTATATAAAAAAGAAATCACAATCTATTTCAATGAATTATACCGAAAAGATAAAAGAAAAATTAAACACCTTGTTAAAACATACAAGCCCTCAAGATAATCATAAGATTTATTTACAATTATGTAATTATGAGTCATCCACGAATGTTCATTCTATGATACAAACTTTTTTTCTAGAACACAATCTTTATTATATTCAAACGAGTGATTTATACGTCTATTATACTAGACAACAATATACCCTTTTAACGGAAAATGATATTTTACACTTGATTTTTAACAATTTAAATATGTATCCTCTGAATACATCCTTGAAACAACAAATTAAACAAAAAATTCATAAGAAAATAAAAGAGAACAGTATCTATAATACTATCCCAGATTCGCTTACCTTACAAAATGTGATTTCATTTTTACATCCTCTTTTGTTTACAACTAAAAATGGTTCTAAATATTTCATGACGATATTAGGAGATATTATCATGAAAAAAACAAACCTGTATTATTTTTTAGACCATTCTATGAAACCTTTTATTCAAAAATTACAAAAAATAATCTCTATTTATTTTTGTTCCAATCAACTGGCTCAATTCAAGTTCAAATTCTGCGACCATTCTCCTGAATTGTCTCGGTTAATTAAAACAACCCATGTCAATATAAATTATCTAAAATGTGATGAACTTTTTTACATCAATTTAATTTGTTGTTCTATACATTATTCTAATCGTTTTAATAATGGAGATTCCTTTCTGGAAGATGTCACGAATCAATCTTTAAAACAAGACGTGTTATGGATAAAGCAAACAAGAAGAGAGGATGTACTCCAAGATTTCCTGGGAAGCTACTTTCAACCAAGCGAGTATGCGGTCCATGAAAAAGACATGATTTTTTTATGGAAGCAATACCTAAAACAAAAAAATTGCATCCATCTACTGCAAAAAAATATTCAAGAAGACTTGTCCAGAGTAATCCCCTATAATCCTCCTTATTTTATGAATATCACGAGTATGAAACTACCCTTTGTCAAAAAATTCAACTCTTTTTGGAATAAATACATGTACGAAGACGTAAGTGAAAAGTATTTGGAGCTTACGGAGATACTGAGTCTTTTTTTGGAAGTCAATCCAAAATATCACGATTTGACAGAACAAAAAATAAAGGATATTTTACAATATTATTATCCAAACCTTTTTATTTTAGAAAACCGATATATCCATCAGATAGGATGTTTGTTATGGAACAAAAAGGAGGACTTGAACCTATTTTTGAAGACAACTCATAATGAAGAAGATTTGTACAGAATATATACAGAATCTAACGTAAAACGTAAGGTAAGCAAACAATACTTTACGATGTATCAGGAATCGGTATAAGACATACATTGGATTCTTGTTTCTTTGCAGTTTTTTTTTTAATGGGCAATGGACTATCTTCTAAATAGGCTCTGTAATTTTCATATTCTTCCATCACGTAGGCCTTACTAAGATAATATTTTTTTCGTTTCTGATATTGACTTTCAAAGACGTTTGTCTCGTCAATGAAATCTATCACGACAGGTTTATGGTCTTTACTCCTAAGAATACGTCCAACACTTTGGCAAACGTCTGATTTAGGAGTTGCCAAATAAAGAGTGGTAAGCGTCTTGATATCCAATCCCTCGGATGCCATAGCATAGGTTCCTAGGATAATCCGTTTAGATTCGCTTTCTTTAAGATGTTCTTCTTTCATACCTCCTAAATAATAACCAACACTCGGTTCAAACAATTCAATTCTATTGTATAAATCATGAATCATGGATTTGGTATGAGACAAAATCATCACTTGCTGTTGAGGCTGTCGTTCTAGTTCTCGTTTAAGAACATGTACAATTTGTTCATTTCTGTCCTTATCATTTAATTTGGTAATGAGACAAGAATAGAGAGGTTGACCTTTGAAGTCTGTTTTCACATGTTCAAAAAGATGTTCATTGTGAAAATGAATACTCTTGACAAGGACCGAGGTTTCAATGTCCGATTTTTCTTTGTGTACGACTGGACCGATGAAATGTTTGAATACTTTACTCAGTCCATCTTTACGTGTCATTGTGCCACTTAATCCTAAATTATAAGGGGTGACAATTTGTATCATGACGTTAGAGAATACTTCTGCACTAAGATGATGACATTCATCAAATACGCAAAGACCAAACGTTTCCCATAACTCGGAAGGATACGGCTTATTGGACAAGGATTGTAACATACCTAGTACTATATCTTTTCCTTCTGCGTCAATAATATCGCCTTGAATTCTTCCCACTTTTGCGTTTGGAAGAAAGGTTTGAATCCGTTCTATCCACTGGTTCATGAGAAAGGTCTTGTGTACAATAACTAATGTTTTTCGCTTCAGTTGACTAATGATATGCAATGCCATAACCGTTTTACCCTTTCCTGGTTCTACGTCCAATAGTCCTCCTCCGTGTTCTTTTGCAGCCTTTGTAAATTTAAGAGTAATCTCTTTTTGATAATCAAACAAGTTACCCTCAAAGGTGACATCTATTTCTTTACCAGGATGCAATTTAGATTCAGCCTCTCCAAACTCTTCCACTCCATAATAACGAGGGATGTAAATTTTCTTATCTGATTCTCTGTAAATTGGATAAGAAACCTCGTTATTATGAATGGAGAATGGTTTTACGGTCAAATCCTGACGGATTTTTTTGAGTTGTAGGGAAGAAAGTTCAGATTTGAACAGAGTATATCCTTTTTTTCCAAGATAACTCATTACAATTATATTAAATTATACTCTTTATATTTTTCTATAGATATATAATAATGAACATATCAACCATCACGATTTTTGAAAATATACTTGGTGTAATCTTAGCAATATTCATCATTTTTAAGATATTGCCGAATGCATCCGTGTCAAGAGAATTAAACCATCCTGTTTACGTATTGCTTTTTCTGGTATTCTTAGTCATTCTTTTTCTTACATTAAATCCAATTATAGGTATACTATTTCTTATCTACGGGTATCAGCTCCTGATAAGTGGGCGAAGTGACGCGACGTACAAGAGAAATAAAACATTAAATACCATGAATCCTGAAAGAAGAATAGAACTAGAAGAAGTCATTATTCAAAGCTCAAATTTTGCGCGTATTAAAAACAAAGACGAAGAAGGGATGACGCGCGTTCAACCTATTTTGGAAAAGGTGAAGATTTAAGATTCGTTGTATAAATATAAATGTAGTAAATACCATAAACTATCAACGTGAGTAAAATAAAATACGATATGTACATCATCAAATCCTTAAACTGATTTACATATTTTTTATCTACCTTCAAATATTTTTTGGCCTCTTGTTCAAGTAAATCCACAGGTACGCAATCTATGTAAATATTATCTTCAAATTGATTCGTCATATTACTGTGTTGTTTTGGAACCGTAGTGGACTTGTGATTCAATGCCTGCGCGGGTGATGAATATTCCTCTGTGTTTTGAGGAATGGAGGTTAATGCTGCGGTATATCCAAGTTCGCTACTATCAAAATAGACAATATGATAAATGATACCATCATTATCACTGTGTTTATAATAAGTAAAATAATCTGTATCTATCGTTTTAGATGGAATAAATTCATTTAAATCTAATCCATATTCAAGTCTACTTTTATTTATGATTGCTCTTTCTACGGGTAAAAATATATTCTCAGTATTTGTACGATTGGTCATAGGCAAAAAGATTAATATACGTTCTTTGTTTACGTGTTCAATAGAATACCCCTCTATTACAAATGCTTTATCTGTTGTCGCCTCATCTGAATGAGGATAGATGTCTGTTAAATAACACGTGTTCAACGTAAATAAAGTCGTATTAGAATCTTTAGAAATGGATATGTTTGGATTAGAAGTTCGTCCTTCTAAATTTATCTGTAAAGCTTTAATGATATAGTTCTGGTTGAGGGGCAACTGACTTACAACAGACTCTACTGAAAGAATCTTATCAAACGTATAAGACAAATGTAAGGATGGATTACGAATAATATCTGTTTTACCAAAAGAGATGGGAAGATTGGACATATTACATATTCCACATACTATTTTTTTATGATTCCTATTTAATGAGTAGTCGTGCTGATTTTTACTTTATAGAAAATTTACATCTATTCTATGATAAAAATAGCTTAAATGCACGAAATAATCAAGAGCCTATGACGATGGATGGAGCTTTTAGACAGAAAAGATGGATTGAGAAAAATAATCTTAAACCAGAGAGCACAGACCGTGAAAACGAAGACCGTGAAAAATATGATACGCTACAGGAACTATTGCAACAATTGTTTCATAGTTTCAAAGGAGGAATGTCTATAGAGACTTTGAAAGAAATGATTCGCAAAAAGGTAAAAAATATTAAACCTCGTCAGTGAGACACAGTATCCACTATTTTACTCATATTGTTTATTAGCTTATTTAATTCAGAAATATCAATACTATTTAACATTTTTATAGAATCAATCATCTCTGGACTGACTGATTTTATTTTGTCTATCACTTCCGTCATTTTTTTAGACTGTTCGTCTACTTCTTCTAATGTAGTCATCTCTCTAGGCGAGTCTGGTGGCATTTTAGTTTGAATGTTTTTCATAGTAGATTCTATGAGTTCGGTTGCTGAAATATCTACGCCTGATAAATCTTTAAATTTTACAGTACCTGTAAACCCTTCAGGTTGTTTATAAAAAAAACGTACAAGATACAACATATCTACAAATAATAATGAAATGAGCAATACAAGAATCATATTTGGTTTGATGAGATAAACAAAGACAGACGTAATACAAAATAGAATAAGACTTTGACTCTCTTTAAACAAGATAAAATAACCTAAATGTATAAGAGTTGCAATAAACAATAAATACAAAAGAGTTACGCTTTCAAGAAGCGTTTTCATAGAACATGTCTTTTTCATTATATAAATCAAATAAAATAAAAAAGGTACGTTATTTAATTACATTAGGTACAGTATACGTATTTCTTGAAGAAATCATAGGAGGCAGTGTAGGCGGAATACCTGTAGGAGAAGGATTCAATCCTGATAATGCATTATACTCATAATCCGAACTATTCACAGGCGCTATCGTTGGATATTTATCTGCTAGACTATCTGCACGAGTCCATAGATTGGATGAACTATCCACGATGTCCCTAGTCGTGTTATTTCCAGAAATATCCAAAGTTGCCCTACTCGTGTTACTTCTAGTCGTGTTATTTCCAGAAATATCTATGCCTGAAAACTCGCTATAATCATTCACATCACTGTTCTTAGGGAGCTCGGATAAAGGGTTGGACTCTAGGTTTACATCATATAAGTCGCCAATACTTAATGACCCACTAAAGCCTTCATAGGAATAGTTTAGAATATACAATGTATCTACAAACAACAATGTGATTCCCATTACAACTATCATATTGGGTAAAATAAGATAAACGACGATAGAAACCAAGCAAAATAAAAATAGAGTTGTAGTTTCCTGTAATAAAATATAATAACCTAAATGTACGATAGTCGCAATAAACAATACATACAAAAGAGTTACATTTTCAAGAAATCTATTCATAGAACCCTTCTTTTTCATTATATAGATAGCAGAATAAAATTGACAGATTCTTATTAAGTATTTTCTATGCATAAACAACGATGGAGATTGCTATTGCTGAACCTTATTTCTACGGAGCACACGGAGGTGAAGAAAGTATTCCACACTATATGGTAGTGTATAGTTATAGTGTGGATGAATTTTATGATAACGTTTGGCAAGACGAATACAAAGTGGCTTACAGGAACATCAGACGAAACGCACATTGTCTTCCTCCTCATGACCTAATCAGGAATTACAAGTACCATTTAGACAAACATGTACGCTTACAACTTGTACAAATATATGAAGATTCTCGCCAGCGTCAACTGTGTATCTTACACACTTATAAATTGAATATATTCAAAAAAATATGGCGAAAACGTATGGCTCAGAGACAGCGTCAACTATAAAGTCGTAAAAGTTCCATCTGTTTTTTGATTTCATTGATTTCATTTGCATCTGTAAGCGTTTCGCATAAAGATTCCAAGTATTTTTGTAAATTTTCAATTTTTTCACTTCCGTATTTTTTGTAATAATTTTGCAGGTTCTTTAGACATTTTTTCTTTTCTTCTTCCAAGCAAAATTCTAACTCAGCTGAATCCATCTATTGTTATAATCATTAAATATTTATATAAAAATATATTGTTATAATACGTAGAATGTCGAAGACGAATCAAGAACCCCTCCTCCAAGATGATAACAGATATGTCATGTTCCCAGTGTCAGACCAAACCATCTGGAAAATGTATAAAAAACAGATTGATTGTTTCTGGAGGCCTGAGGAAATTGATACGTCTAAAGACATGACTCATTGGGATAAAATGACTACAGATGAGAGATATTATATTAAAATGATTCTCGCTTTTTTTGCAGCGAGTGATGGAATTGTCTTGGAAAATTTAGGAGTTCGGTTTATGAACGAAGTCCAACTTCCTGAAGCCAAAGCCTTTTATGGTTTCCAGATTGCCATGGAAAATATTCACTCCGAGACCTATAGTATTCTCATTGATAGTTATATTAAAGATAACGAAGAAAAAGACAAATTGTTCAATGCTATTACCAATTTTCCATGTATAGAGAAAAAGGCTAAATGGGCTCTTAAATGGATTCAAGATAAACGTAGTTCGTTTGCATCCAGATTGATTGCTTTTGCTTGTGTGGAGGGTATCTTTTTCTCTGGAGCATTTTGTTCTATTTACTGGTTAAAGAAACGTGGACTCATGCCAGGCCTTACCTTTTCCAACGAGCTCATTTCTCGCGATGAAGCTTTGCATACAGAGTTTGCTGTTTATTTGTACAATAAATTAGAAAAGAAATTGACACGTAAAAAGATACAAGAAATTATTCAGTCTGCTGTTACTATTGAAAAAGAGTTCATTACAGAGGCACTCCCCTGTAGGCTTATTGGAATGAATTCGGATTTGATGAATCAATATATTGAGTTTGTTGCAGATAGACTTTCCCTTCAATTAGGATGTGATGAAATCTATCATGCAAAAAATCCATTTGATTTTATGGAAATGATAAGTTTAGAACAGAAAACCAATTTTTTTGAATCTCGTGTCTCGGAATATTCGCTGGCCGAAAAGTCTGGTAGAGAAGATGCTTTCGTAGAAGACTGTATTGATTTTTAATCTGTAATCTATATAGATGTGCGATACATTATCAGCCAATTATGTAGATTGTATGAAACTACCCATCAAAGAAGACAAATGTAAAAATGAGTTTTTGCTCTGGGATAATTGTTATAAAAATGCTTATTTGAATGAGTTCAATCCTAAGTCTGATATACAAAAAAATGATGTAAATCAGGATAAAAAAATAGATGAAACCAATGATGAAATCAATGTTGAATTTAATAATATATATTGAATGATAATTATATAAAAAATTAAAAAGAAATGAGTCTAATGAGTGTTAACATTGATAATCATGTATTGTTAATTAAAACAGTTCAAATTGCTCCATTTCGTACATTGATTACGGCATTGAAAGATATTTTGATTGAGTCTAACATTACGTTTCAGAAAGATGGCATGCGAATTATCAACATGGACAAATCACATACCATCTTGGTGCATCTACACCTTTTAAGCGAAAACTTTGAATTTTATGAATGTAATCGTGAAAAAATTATTGTAGGAGTAAACATGTTTCATTTATTTAAATTGATTAGCACAATTGACACCGATGATACATTGTCTATTTATATTGAAAAAGAAGACTATAATGATGGCATTGTAGAAAATCTCGTGTTAAAATTTGAAAATAAGCAAAAAGAACAATGTAAAATTCAAAAATTGAAGCTTATTGAACCCGAACACGAAGAACTAGATATTCCTGATGTGAAGTTTTCTTCAATTATCAATCTTCCGTCCAATGATTTCCAAAAAATTATCCGAGACCTCAACAACATTGCAGACAAGCTTGAGATTAAATCTGTCAAAAATCAGCTTATTTTTAAATGTGTAGGGTCATTTGCGAATGTAGAAATTATTCGTAGCGAATCAGACGGAATGGGATTTATTCAAAAAAACAACAAGGTCATTCAAGGAGAATTCTCTTTAAAAAATCTAAATTACTTTATCAAATGTACAAACTTGTGCAATCAGATTGAAATGTACATGGAAAATGATTTGCCTCTTATCATTAAATACAATGTTGCTTCGCTTGGCGAAATAAAATTAGGTTTGGCACCGTTACCAAGCACAAATTAAACACACACTAAAACTTCATCAAAATGATTAATCTTTTGGATAAAGGACAAGATATCTTTATCTATGGTAATCGCTGGAGTCCATCCATTGTCCATGTAATTTGGATGACTTCCTAAACTGACGATATATGCGACATAACTTTGGTTGTGTTGATTGACTTTATAACTGTAATAATCCAATAGAGAGACTTCAGTCACCAGGTTATGATACACGGCTAAAAGGAACCAAATGGGTGGCGAAAAAGGATAACTAGGTGAATATTTAATCTTTATTTGAATTTCAATGAAATAGATTAAATAGTCGCGTATCAATTCATTGATTTCATACGGCAAATCAAATTCGGGACACGGGGGCGACTTACGAAAGTGTATCGTCAATAGAATACAATCCGAATGCACCGTCTTTTGAATTTTTATTTTTTCGTCTACTTTATTGTCTACTTTATTGATTTGATAAAAGTCGGCCATGTCAACTGTATCAAACTCCTGTTCAAAACGTTGTAGACGAGAAACACTCATTTCAATGTATTCTATAAATACTTATTTAGACATCATCAATTTTATTCATTGCCGTGTTTCTTGAAAAGACAACCTTTTTTATCTAGGTCTTCAATGTCCACGAAGACCGTGTGATTTAAAAATTCACAGCTTTTCATCCAGATTTTAATAATACAAAAAGATTTCTTTGGAGACAAGCTAATACCCATGATATTTTCTGATATCTTGGCATGAGTCGTGAGAGTATTGCCCATCAATCGGAAAAATAAAGTTTTCCATACCTTTTCCACATGTTTATTATAAACCCTAAACGAAAACCCTCCACCCTCTCTGTTGGATTCGTCTTCCCACATGGGTTTTATTTTGTCTCGCATCACAAATAGAATTGTTTTTTTTATAATCTCAAAAGGAACTTCATTAATCATATGAATCGCATCATAGACGGTTTTTATTTCCATGATTTTATAATAACTTTCATAGGACCAGTCCGTTGTATTTTGTAAATGAATATAAAACCCCCAATTGGATGATAATTTATATTCATTTATGGAGTCCATAATATAATATAAACAAACATTTTATATTTATTTTACTTCAAATTGTTTTATTGCGGGTGCAGGATTTGTACCAAAGACAAAAAAAAGCAGAAGTGCCATATAAGAATAAATAATAAAGGGTAGAAATACTATAATCCAGCTTATGATTTCCATGTTTGCTAAACATAACAATTGTAAAAATAGGATGGTTATGATGGAACAAACAAATTTAGCTAATGCCATAGGATAGTTTTCATGATAAAGTTCATAGATAAGCTGAAATAACATAAACATGATAAACATAACAGCAGGCGTGCACAAAGTTTCAATATACATATATAAAGAAATGATATTTATTTATTCATGGAAGATAGCCCGATTGAATCTATTATGAGACAGACGACTTATACAAGAGAAGAAGCTATATTATCCTTAGAAAAAAACAAAACGATAGAAGGATGTATCAAGGAATATTTGGGTGTTCCACAAAAAAAAGAAGAGATTGTTTCCATTAATCAGGGGATTTTCAAATCGTTACGAAATTTTATAGATAAGACATCTTGAAATGTCTACGAGGCTCCTTTATCAAAGCTTTTTTAGAATATACTGTTAACAATGAATGGTCTGCATAAGGATTAAAACTACATTGGAAGGATGTAATATCCAGTAATTCATTCTTTTCATAAATGACATTTTGCAACGTAGATAGACCATCCGTGATAGTCTGCGTTTTATACAAGGTATCTATTTTGAGAGGTATTTCTTTCTTAATCCCATCTATTAGATGTAAGATACGACTGTCTCCATAATCGTAATATTGTTCGCGATTAATGTGGATGTTTGCAGCAAGTGCTCTATCATAGAGAAGAGTATCTTCCCAGCCCCAATTCCAAAAAGAAGGAAACCCGTTGATTCTTTCAAAATCAACTCCACGAATAGCGAATAGACTGCTTAGACAACGTTTAAATCCATAGTAATGTTTGATTTCATTGGGTTTTAAGGTATAATCCAATAACCCTTTTTTATAAGGAAGCGTATCAATGTCATTAAAAACAAACACAATGTCACGGTAATGGGGATATTTATGTTTAGCATAAAGAAATCCTATATTCTTCATAGCTCCACGATTAAAAGGCAACTCGTTCTTTTGATGTGCAAAGACCATTTCATAGGTAGAAGGGTCCATATCTTCCAGTAAATAAGAGGTGTATATATCAAAAAAATGTTTTTGAGGTTTTCTGTCACGATAAGGGATAATAAAAATAAGACGAATCATTAAGAGGACGACATATATTTATTTTTGATGACAGACGGAATAAGTTTATGTTCATGTACCTCAAGTTTCTTAAAGCATTTGTTGATAGTCACTTCGCTAATTTTACTAATCAAATTAATAGATTTCTTGGAAATATTCAAATTACATTTCTGACATACAAAATAAACAATTCCAGCTGAGATTGAATGAGGTGTATTCTCAGGAATAAATTTCTGAGTCTCCACTGTATTTGCAATAAAGAGACATAGTGTGGTAAGTTCCTGATTGATAGAAAGTTTACTACAATATCTATTGATAAAGGAGGAGGGTTTTGTATTGTGCAAAATAGTCTTCTCTTCTTCTTCTACTTCTATATCGTTTAAAATACCCAACGCATTTTTACATCCTCGGGTTGCACTTGTATTGTCTAGCTTAAAGATAGTTGCGATTTCTTTGGATGTTCTTGGGTTGTTATTACTACTACATGCAATATAAATAGAAGATGCCAATAATCCATCTCGGTTGATACCGCGATATGTTTTGGTTTGAGAAATTTTGTCGTAATAACGAATCGCATCGTCTATGATGATTTTTGGGATTCCTGCATTACTTGCAAGAACACTAATGATTTGAAAATCATCATATTTAGACTTTTCTTTATACGGCATAGATTGCCATTCAGTGTATCTACGAATTTTTCGCATTTCATAACTTGAACCAAACCCACATACAATCTTGCATCCAAAGGACGATTCTCTCAGAAGTGGATTTACAGGCATACCGCAACGCGTAGGGTCTACAGAGTTACTATCATCCGCACCATAAAACCTCCACTCGGCTCCAAAATCCAATATTTCCTTGTCTATTTTTCCACAAGATGAACTGGAACAACATTTGAAGCCTTCTTCTGAAATAAATACCAATTCGCCGCATTTTTTACAGTTGCCTTCAGTGTCCGAAGAATAGACACATTCTATATCTTCTTTTTCATCAAATAAATTCCAAATCTCTTTGGTCGTCTTATCGTCGTAATTTTTTTGTGTCTTCAT